CCTGATTGGAGTGCAGAAGAATGGTTTGATGCTTACTATATTTTTGTTGAAACTTACGGAGTAAATCCAAGTGGTATATCAGAAAGCGAAGCTAAAACCGAGGAGAAAGAAAGTGGCGACAAAACGGACGTACAAGAAACGGATAAAGGGGAAGATACAAACAAAGGAATCGCATGAACAAGCCTACGCTAAGATACCAGCTGAAGTACCAGCACCTGGTGTCAATTCCATATACGTTGTAACTGAAAGTCCTATATCAATGACACATAAGGCGTTAGGAATTGTACAAGCTACATCAGCCGAAATAGCATTGGCACAAGCACGAAGGGAATATGGCTCACGAATCTTCATTACACAGGTTGAGCCTGTAGAGACCATAGTCTATGCCAAACGCTAAGAATGCAGGAGCAGAAGAAGTTGGCAAGCCAAAGTTTCTATTGGTTGGATCAACAGGATGTGGAAAGACTGCTCAAATCGCCACCCTTCCGGGGCGTACCTTCGCTTATCTCTTTGATCCAAGTGCACTTGCAACACTCCGAGGTTTCGATATTGAGTATGAAGCGTTCGGTCCGACAAAAGTACGTCTTGCTGCACAATCTCTCAGCAAAGGTAAGCAAGACTCCCCTCAAGGGAAAGAGGACGCTAGTGAAGTATATAGATTATGGGAAACTGACTTCGAGGACAAGGTAAAGTCGAAGTTTTGGGATACCATAGATAATGTAGCTTTCGATAGCTTTACTACGTTCAGCGATATAGTGATGGATCGCATCTTGTATCTAAATGGTAGATCTGGTCACTTCCCTCAGCAGGATGACTGGACAGCTCAAATGCAAGCTATCACTAATGTGGTACGAACGCTTGTAGGTATGAACAAGGTCTTGCTATTCACCGCACACGATGAATTCAAGCAGGATGAAGTCAGCACAAGGATGCAGAACGTCATCATCTTGACTGGTAAACTGCGTACAAAGATACCGCTTCTCTTTAGTGAGATCTATCACATGGAATGCAAGAGCACTCCCGAGAAGATAGAGTATGTCGCGCAGACCAGGCCTGATCGCATGAATCCAGCTGTGCGTTGCACCATACGAGACCTTGCCATGTTCCACGATATGACTATAAGAGACTGGACTAAACCCCAGGAGTATGGTATTGGAAACTTACTCAAAACCAAACTTGGGTATAACCCCACCGGTTACAAACATACTCCAGTTGTGGGAGTATCTGCAAGCCCGGTGGCCAAAGCTGGCTGATAGATTTGAAGTGATGACAGTACAAAAGATGGAACGTGAACTTGATACTATCACTTGTTTGGTGACGGATGAAACGCTGCCAAGGGAGAAAGCATACGCCCGCTGGCATTGGATGCTTGAGAGAATGTATGCTATCAACGGTGACTTGGAGTTCTAAAGTGACTGAAAAACCAATCGTGAAAACACCATCAGGCGATCCTGTGTTACCCGAGGATGATCTTGAACAAGATCAAGCAGATGCAGAGGAACTTGATGAGGATGAAGATACTGATGATGATGAACCTGATGATGATGATGACGAAGGAGACGACGAATGAGCTTTATTGACCTGAAGGGTTTAAAGGACGTTAAGGAACCGAAGAACGCTCCTGAGGGTCGCTATCCCTTGACTATCATTAACGCGAAGATGCATGAGACCGAAAATGGTCAAAGCATCGCGACGGTTATTGAAGTTGAGAGTGGCGATCCTGCCTTGAGGTATGCCAACGTGTTTCACTATGTTGCGCTACCAAATGGCAAAGACGTCGATAAGGACCAGACCAAGCTACTGATGGCAAAGAGGTTCTTTGCGCAGTTCGGGATCAATGCCGATGAGGGCGTTGAACTTGAACACTTTGTCGGTTCGCGGGGTCAGGGAAACTTGGCTGTCGAGGAGTATCAGGGTCAGCAGAAAAATACTCTGAAACTGGATCGACTCGCAGCGGAAGCTTGAGATAAGTAATGAGAGCAGTACGGATGGTGACGTACCAGACTGGCAGATCGGCAAGGCTAGGTGTGTGCCAGCCCGCTAGAGGAATCCTTGCAAGTGGGTTCGAATCCCACCTCTCATTACACTTAAAGGAGTATCATGAGCATTAGATATAAGTTAACCGAAGATCCCGATGGTGATAAGGTTGTCGTATCACTAGAGAATATCGTCAGTGTCGTTCAAATGCATGATCCAACTGGAATCAAACCAGCTAGCACGATATTCTACCAACATATGAGCATAAAGGTCGGGCATACTGCCGCTGAAGTTTACGAATGGTTAGGAGGAAAGAGTAATGGAAGAGAACATTAAGGAAAGATTCTGGCTAGTATTTTGGCCGAATGATGATGTGCTTCCAGATCAATTCAATACAATCGAGGAAGCTGAAGTTGAGGCAAATCGTCGAGCAAGGAAGCATATAGGAGAACCCTTCTATATCATGGAAGCTGTGAAGGTAGTAGGAGCTGATGAACCCACCCCTTCCACAGAGATTACTACTGAAAGGGTGGTAAGACCATGACTGATTCAACGACAGCATTTACATTCTGGATGGTGATGGACCCTATACATGGCGCACCTAAGGTTGCCCATGAAACAAAAGAGCTTGCTGAAAAAGAAGCTACTCGTCTTGCTCTTAGAAATCCCGGTTGTCGTTTTTACGTTCTCGAAGCGATTGGTGCTTTCCAGACAGCACTCCCACAAGTACTTTATGTTAATACAGTTAAACAACCTGTAGCTGAGAAGGAACAGTCGTGACTGATGAAGAAACTGTGCGGCTCAGTGTTGAGATCTCTCGCGCTACCAACGAGAAACTAAAGATGTTTCTTCCTTGGGGTATAAAGACTGAGGTTATTCGGGCGTTGATTGATTGTCTCGTAAATACACAAACAGAGAACCCCGGATATCTCGCACAGGATCTTATTAGGGGGAAGTGTAGGCTAGTAGTTGTTCAAAATTTGAATAAGTCGGGGAGCACAGGTGACGAAGAAACTAGCTGATCTCTTTAAGTCCTTTACCAACTCGACCCATGCCGAGCAACTCGAGCATATCACACGAGTGCGAAGTGCTCGCCACATCGAGCGTCCTGTTGCTGCCGTTAAACGTATTAAGAAAGAGGCGAAGCAAAAGGACAAGAAGAAAACAGATGCCAAGGCATTGGTCAACAAGCTAAGTCCTGAGGAAAGAAAAGCTATGCTAGATAGATTGAAAGGAGAAACCACTTGATAGATATACTTCTGGCCAAACACGCTGCGTTAAACATGGCAAGACAAAACTTGCAGGTCGCTTTTATAGATCTAACCATCGCTCGCGAGAAGTATGCGTACGCTCAAGAAGCGCAACTCAAGGCGGAAGTGGAATTAGATAATGCCTATAAAGAAGCGACTAAGGATATAAAGAAGTGACTATCAAGCAGATTGCTATAAATCCTTTCCTTATTAAAGCGGGGGAAAGATTTAGAAAAGACAATGACTTGGAGGATGAATTCCTCGAGAGCATCAAGAGCAAAGGTATTCTTCAACCATTAACTATCACACCAGATAATACGTTGATCGCCGGAGGTCGGCGGTTGGCCGCAGCTCTGCTGCTTGGCTTACCGGAGGTGCCATGCCTCGTCCGGTCTGTCGAGGATGAACTGGACCTGCGAGAATGCGAACTCATCGAGAACGCCTTTCGTAAAGACCTTAGCTGGTTAGATCGCAACAGTCTTATTAATCGCATCAATGAGTTGATGAAGGAGAAGCACGGTGATTATGGAAGTCAAGCTAGGACGGCTGAGATTCTCAATAAGAGTGTCGGCGGGATCGCACGACACGTCCAGCTCAACAAAGGCATACAACTGTTCCCCGATTTGGCTAAATGCAAAACGGAAGATGAAGCAGTTAGAACGTTTAGAAAACTTAGCGAGAAAATCCTCGCCAAGCATCTTGTTAAGGAACACGCCGCGGCCTTATCTAGTGAGGGTGAACGGGAAGGTCTATCCACTGGAAAGTCTCTTCCTTTAGGTATCCAGCTAGCACGCGGCGCTCAATCTCACTACAATGTGGGAGACGCTTTCGTTGGTATGCAAGAGATGTTGGATGAAAACTTGAAACCACCGATCGCACTAGTTGAGATAGACCCACCCTACGGGATAGACCTTAAAGAGGTAAAGAAAGGTGAAGACCGAAAAAACATTGGCGAATATAATGAGATCGACAAGGACTTATATACAGAATTCCTTAGTAAGACGCTCGATCTGGTACAAAAAGTTACACCCAAATCCTGTAGAATTCTCCTTTGGCACGGAATTGAGTGGTACGATACCATCACTCGGCTCCTTGATGGATACGGATATTACTACGATATTATCCCTGCTCTATGGGTCAAACCGTCGGGACAAACAGCATCTCCTGATAGATATCTCGCAAGGTGTTATGAGTCTTTCCTCATCGCATGGAAAGGTGATCCTCCGCCTATGCCTAAGAGAGGAAGATCGAACGTATTTGAATTCAATACGGAACCGCATTCACGAAAGTATCACCCTACACAGCGTCCTGTAGAGTTGATGGTAGAAATCCTCAAAACGTTTACATGGCCTGGTAGTATAGTGATGATACCTTTCTTGGGTAGTGGTGCAACTATCAGGGCTTGTTACAGGTTAGGCATGACCGGCTTTGGATGGGACCTTAGTGAGATATATAAAGAGCACTTCGTTGCTACCATTCAGACAGATATCACCGAAGGTCGATTAAATGTGTTAGAGATAGATGATGCTGAACCAGCAGAGGAAGTAAAAGAGGAACGTGAGTATTGCGAGCATGGAAATAATCCTCTAAAGTGTAAGAAGTGTGACGCTACATGACCTTCATCCCGATAAGTAATCCCATTCAGGAGATTGACAGGAAAGATATCCTGTTGCTAAACGACTACCCTAGCATCACCGCTTTGCAGAGCGGCAACAAGATGGACAATACACAGGGTGGAGTACTTGAACAAGCTTTGCACATGGCTGGTCTTATTAAAGCTGATGTAGCTATGGCTAATCTATTTCCGAACAGGACTAAATTAGATGGATTATGGTATGACAAGAGTAAATCTTTTAGTCCTGAAGCTAAAAACTTCGTAGGAGCTATGCATGAACTCATTACAGGATATGACTTCAAGGTCATTGTCCCCTTGGGAGCTGTTTCAACTAAGGCGATGCTTGATAGATCTGATTACACCAGTATTAGAGGATACCCATTTCCGCAGGGGACTCGTATTATCATCCCTAGCGTTCACCCAAGAGATATGGTATGGACTAACTACATCTGGAGATTCTATCTTTCTCACGATCTCCATAAAGCTAAAAGATTTGCCACCGGACAGAGTAAAATTGATGAACCAAGGTTAATCATAGCAGACACTCTCCCTCTGGTTAAAGCTGTTTTGTCGAATCTCGCTAAGCAAAAAATGTTTAGTTATGATATCGAGGTAAGTAACTATGAGATTTCCTGTATCGGTGTGTGTTGGGATAGGGGAGTCGGTTATAGTATCCCGTTCGATCAACGGTGGAGTGACAGCGAGGAGCTTGAAATCTGGCAAATGCTTGCACCTATCTTGGAGAACCCCAATATCGGTAAGCTTTTACAGAACGCAAACTTCGATATATACTTTACATACTACAAGCATCACGTTCTCATACGGGGTGTCATCGAGGATACCATGATCGGTCACTCGATTGTGTATCCAGACTTTCTTAA